AAGCAGTTTTGCAAAATCCAGTAACAAAAGTAATAGCATTAAATCTTCCACAGCAAGATATGGTAGGTTTGAGAGTAAGGATGAGAATAGCATGGCAAGTCCCAAACCCAATTAATAGAATCAACGAAGATGAAGATACAAGATATCCATTTGCTGTATTATTGCCAGCAGGAAGTTAAAATATGAAATAGAGGAAATATTATGAGAGTTGAATTTTTAAAGCGAGGTTATTATAAAGGCAAAATATATAAAAAAGGTGACATTTGTGATATGACGAATAAAGACACAAGTATATATGAAGAATTTAAGACAGCAAAAAAATATTTTGGGACAAAAAAACCTGGCGAAAATGTAAGTGAAAAAGCTAAGCAAAATAATAGTGAATTTGATTCATTAAATTATAAGGAATTGCAGAATTTATGTAAAGAAAAGAATTTACAATGCACAGGTAAAAAAGAGGAATTAATTGAATCATTGAAAAATGTTGAGGTAAACTGATGTATATAACTGATACAGAATATAAATCATTCACAGGTAGACCTAAAACAGAAGCAACAAAAGTTAGGATAAGAATAGCCAGTAAACTATTAGATAACAGGATTGGAAATCATGGCGTTTATTCTAATGGATGGAAAATAGACAAAGATAGCTATGATGAATGGTATGTTGATAACAATACATTATTAGCTCATGACCAGGTTATAGCAGTTAAGATGTGGGTTTCTGTAATGGTAAGTTGTTTATATGATAATGATAATAAGCCAGTTACAAATAAAAATGTAAAACTTGGAAGGTTTTCAGTAGGTAATTCTGGAGAAAGTAGTATATTTAATAAAGTTCTACCTGATGAAATGGCTTATCAAGATTCAATTTTAATTTCAAGTGGTATTATAAAAAGGGCGATTGATATAAGATGAGTATGCAGCAATATAATAATTTAATGACTCATTCAATTAAAATAAGAAAAAGAGCCAGGAATAAATCAGGCGATTTTTATGATTTATCAAGTTCAACAGTAAAAGGATTTTGTCAGTATGGCAATCATTTTTATACTGATGAAAAAGGCGAAAAAAAGTTAGCTACTGCAATTGTGTTTTTGAAAGATGATTGTGGCATAGATGTAAATTATGATTATTATATGCTTGACCAATTAACTCCATATAATCGCCCAAATTTGGAAGTTAAAAAGACAGACCAAATTGACGACCCAAGAACTGGCAAAACTCATCATTTTGAATGTTTTTGTAGGTAAATAATAAAGTAGAAGGTTGATAATATGGCTAAAAATTACTTTTGTGATACATATAAAGGAATTGGAAAATTTAAAATTCAGAAAACATCAGATTATCCATTCAAAATCAATGAAGTTAGGATATTAACAAAAAATGGAGCTATTCCTGTCAATGAAATAAATGTCTATAAAACTGCTTTAAAGATTTATGTGAAAAATAATGATGATAATGTAAATACAAAACATAAACTTAGAAAGAAAAGCAATTTTATAAATGGGTATAGATATTATCCTGATATAAATTTATGCAGCAATCAGATATTTATTGTGAGAAGTAAAAATAGATTGAAAAGGCCTTATCATATAACAATATCAGGATATGAAATGGTAAATTAAAGGATGGTATAAATGGCATGGGAGAATTGGCGGGGTAATTTATTAACAAATTTAGTAAACCAGGCTGCCGTAAATGGAGTAAAAAAAACTGGTGAACTTATATTATTTGAGGCAAAAAAAGAAGTGCCCAGGGATGAAGGTACGTTAGAAAGAACTGGCATTGTTATTATGGCAGCTGGTAATATACCTGCATGCGTTATTACATTTGGTGGTGGTGAAGGTACTGGATTTCCAATTATACCTTATGCTATTAGATGGCATGAACAAAATGCTAATTTCCAGCATGGTAGAAAAAGATTTTATTTAAGAGACCCTTTTAATAGATTAGCTGAAAAAACACTAAAAAGATTTCTTAAGGAAGAAATGAGGATATTTATGTCATGATTGCTGATAATTTTACTGATTGGCTGGAATTAAAAGGATTTGGTACAGCTGGAACAAATCTATTTGATAATTTTCAACCAGATTCACCAGATAACTTAATATCTACATATGATGTAAATGCTCCATCAATTTCTGAATCAAGCTCTTTATCTGTTGACCAGTATGCAATACAGATTGTTGTAAGAAATACAGCTAAGGCGACAGCTAAAGAAAATTTAATGAGTATACATAAGAAGTTTATGGGGTTTAGTGGTAGGCTTGTTGATGGTGGTGAATTAATAAGTATGGTATTTAATGATACCCCACCATATTCTATAGGCAAAGACGAAAATGGAAGGCATGAATATAGTGCATTTTATAGATTTAGAGTAGTAACAGATGCAAGTGACAATGATTATAGATTGTAAGAAATGAGGTGAAATCTTGATTAAGAAAAAGAAATTTATTAAATTATTAGCTAATATGTTATTATTTCCTATTGTTCCAGTATTATTTGCTGGTGACAACGTTGATAATGAAGTTAAATTTGCTGGAACTCAGGTGACAGTTGATAATGAAGTTGTGGCAAAGGTTACTAGTTTTAACAGGAGTGTATCGGTTAAAGAAGAAAATATAACAGGTAGTGAAGATGTCGTTCCAGGAACTGATGTTTTGCATGAAATGTTTACAGCAATAAGTATTTCTGAAACTGCAAATGTTGAAGGGATTGCAATTGAAACACAGACTAATGGTTTAGATGATGGACAAAGTGAGCTTAAAGATGCTGTCGAATCAGGAAAAGTTATCACAATGAGAACTGTGAAAAACACTGGATACGGATGGAGTTTAAGTGGATTCCTTACATCATATGACGAAAGTGGAGATACTTCAGGAGTATATAAATATAAAGGAGCTTTCAGAGTTAATGCTAAGACTAAGATAACGCCAGGAAGCTAAATAAGATTAGGAGTAATTAGAAGTATGAATAATGATGAAAGAATAAAATATCTTGATGAAAAACATAGAGAAATATCTGATAAGCAAGAGAAATCATTATATATTGATTTTGATGAAGCTTTGCAAGATGAGCAAAAAAAAGAAGAATATATTACAATAAAATTGCTGAATAAAAAATATAAAATTCCTTCTAAAATGCCATTTAATTTTTCTACATTTTTTCTAAGATATTGTTATAAAAGGATTGGGAAAAAATATGCAATTGTAATGCCTGAAGAAAAGATGCAGGAATTTCTTGAATTAATGTTACCAAAACAGCTTTTTATTGACATATATAAAAGTAAAGAACAATGCATATCAACTGAATTTATATGGGGAAAGATTGTTCCTAAAATAATGTCATTATGGGGATATGATATAAATCCAGAAAAGGCAAAAGAACTGGAAAAAAAAATGTTGAGCCAAGGATAATTATTTGGGCATGGGGAAGTCTGGAGGCTGATTTTTTAAGATTTTATAAAATTAATTTAAATCATGTACATGAAAATAATTTAATTTCTTGGAGAAGATTTTTAATTTTAGTCCGTGAACTTCCTGAAACAAGTGCATATTATAGGTTTTTACAAAATAAAGAAAATAGAAATTTTGTAAATATGGATGATGATTATATTTTTGATAATATGAATAAAGTGAAGGTGTGAAAATGTTTGTAGTTGGTGAAGTTGTTGCCCCGATAAATGCAGATACAAGACCATTCCAGAGAGGTCTAAATAGTGCCCATTCGATGGGTTCTACTTTTATTACAAGAATTGGTAGTACGTTTCAGTCTTTTGGTAGAACAATGGCAAACTTTGGTGCTAATTTAACTAAATATGTTACCGTTCCTTTAGCTGGCGCGGCTGTTGCTGTATTCAAATTCGGCAAAGATTTTGAAGCAGAATTATCTAAAGTTGTAGGGCTAGTTGGAGTGTCAAGAGACCAGGTTGATGCTTGGGGCAAAGACATATTAGAATTAGCTCCTGAGCTTGGTAAAGCTCCACGAGAACTAGCAGATGCTTTGTTTTTTGTTACATCTGCTGGTATAAGAGGAGCAGAAGCTATGGAAGTGCTAGAGATGGCTGGAAAAGCTTCTGCTGCTGGATTGGGCGAGACTAAAACTATAGCTGATTTAGTAACAAGCGCTATGAATGCATATGGAAAAGAAAATTTGTCAGCTGCGCAAGCTACTGATATAGTAACTGCTGCTGTTAGAGAAGGTAAAGCCGAAGCGGCAGAATTAGCAGCTACAATGGGAGCTGTTTTGCCTTTAGCATCTGAAATGGGTGTAACTTTCGATCAGGTTGCTGCTACGCAAGCGGCAATGACAAAAACTGGTACAGATGCAGCCGAAGCAGCTACACAATTAAAGGGAATTATGGCCGGCTTAATAAAACCATCAAAACAAGCAGAAGGACAACTTGCTAAAATGGGAACATCATCTTCTGACTTAAGAAAAAAGATTAGAGAAGAAGGTTTATTAAGTGCATTGATGGAACTTAAGGAACTCACCAATAAATATGGCGAGGAAGCTATGGCACGTGTTTTCCCAAATATTAGAGCGCTTATGGGTGTTCTTGATTTGATGGGTTCTAATCTTGATTCTAATATTGAAACATTTGATAAAGTTGCTAATTCAACAGGAATTTTAGATGATGCTTTTGAAGCTGCTAGTGAAACAGTTGACTTTAAATGGAATCAATCATTAGCTCAATTGCAATCAACTGCTATAAAGGTTTTTGATGTGATAAAAGCTTTCTTAATACCGGTATTTGAAAAATTAAATGATATTATGAAATTCATTGGTGATAAATTTTCTAAAATGCCAGGATGGGCACAAAAGGCAATACTTGGATTTTTAGGTATTGCTGGAATAGTTGGCCCAGCAATAGGAGGATTAGGTATAATTATTG